CCCCCCCCCCCCCCCCCCGCCCCACCGATTATCCGCAGTAATATGAAGTCCCTCGCTTATGCCGCCATGACTGCGGCCATTTATTACGTTCTCTGCGTGGCAATCGCCCCGCTGAGTTATGGGCAGGTACAGTGCCGCATTTCGGAGGTTATCCTGCTGTTCTGTATGCACAACACTTTCGCAGTCTATGGCTATACCCTCGGCTGCGCACTGGCAAATCTGACCTCCCCGCTGGGCGTTCTGGATGTGATCGTCGGCTCCCTTGCGAACCTCATTGTTGGCACGTTCGCCCGCAGGAGCGGCAAGGTTGTCCCGACTATCCTGTTCGGCACCGTGTTCAACGGCATTGTGGTCGGCGCAGAACTGTCCATCGTGTACGGCTCTCCGTTCCTGCTGAACGCTGTGTGCGTCGCAGCTGGCGAGGGCATTTCTCTTCTGCTTGGCGCTGTGCTGTATAAGCTGGTTGGCAAGCGCATCGAAAGTATCTGGAGGTGAGTTCCGATTGGCCGCAAAGGTAAGTATGAGCAGTGGCTAGAGCCTGAAGGGCTGACGCTGCTTCGTGGATGGGCAAGAGATGGCCTCAAAGACAAGCAGATTGCCGCGAATATAGGCTGCTCAGTATCGACCCTCTGCGAATGGAAAAACAAATTTCCCGAATTTTCGGAAGCACTAAAAAAGGGCAAGGACGTCGCGGACTACATCGTGGAGAATGAGCTGTTCGAGAGCTGCAAGACCCGCACCGTGACCGTCAAGAAGCCTTTCAAGCTGAAAACCGTCAAGGTGGACGGCAAAAAGCGACTGGAGGAAGAGCGTATCGAGTACGCGGAAGAGCAGGTCGTCGTTCCGGCCAACGTAACGGCACAGATCTTCTACCTGAAGAACCGGCGGCCCGAAAAGTGGAAAGACAAGCCGCAGGAGAACACGACCGAGGCCCAGAACACCGAGATGCAGACCCTCGCAGACCTGCTGCAACATCCGCTGCCAAACCGTGACATCAAGGACTTTGAAGAATGAACATCCCTGCACCATTTTCTGAAAACCAGATGCGTTTCTTCTGGGACTGCTTTGACCACTGGTTCAACGTGGCAGAGGGCGGCAAACGTGGCGGTAAGAACGTCCTTATCACCATGGCGTATTGCACCATTCTGGAGAAGCACCCAAGCAGAATACACCTGATTGCGGGCGTGTCCACGGCCACGGCGCGGCTGAATATTTTGGACTGTGACGGCTTCGGCCTGAAAAACTACTTTGAGGGACGCTGCCGGGAGGGCGTATACCAGAACCGCGATTGCCTGTATATCCAGACGGCGACCGGTGAAAAGGTCGTGCTGATCTCCGGCGGCGGCAAGGCTGGCGATGAAAAGCTCATTAAGGGCAACACCTACGGCACGGCCTACATCACCGAGGCCAACGAGTGCAGCAAAATCTTCATCCAAGAGGTTTTCGACCGTACCCTGTCCAGCCCCGACCGAAAGATATTTCACGACCTGAACCCGAAAGCCGAGGCTCACTGGTACTATCAGGATGTCTTGAACTTCCACGAAGAAAAGCTCAAAGTGAACCCGAAGTACGGCTTGAACTACGGCCATTTCACCATCGCGGACAATATGAGCATATCGGACGACCAGCTCCGGGCTGTGCTGTCAACGTATGACCGGAAAAGCGTCTGGTATGCCCGCGACATTCTGGGCCAGCGCAAAATGGCCGAGGGCCTTGTCTATCCCATGTTCTCGATGGAAAAGCACGTCGTCAAAGGCGTCATTCCATACAGTTCCCGCCACCGGTACTATGTTTCCATCGACTACGGTACGGTCAATCCGTTTGCTGCTGGCCTATGGGATTTCGACCCGGTGAGCCATAAGGCCATCATGATACGCGAACTGTACTACCGCGGCGGCAGCGCAAACCGTACTGACAACGAGGGCTATTACAGGCTGCTGAAGAGGCTGATCGGTGACATCAAAATTGAGTATATCATCATCGACCCTTCGGCGTCGTCCATGATAGAAACCATTGAAAAGTATGCAGAATGGCTTGTGGTGAGGGCTGACAACGACGTTCTGAACGGCATTCAGGACGTGACGAAGTTTCTGAACATGGGCCTCCTGCTCTTCCATGAGAGTTGCAAGGAGACGTTCAAAGAATTTGACCAGTACTCGTGGGACGAAGAATCCGGCGAGGACGCTGTTATCAAAGAGTTCGACCACAGCATGGATATGATACGCTACTTCTGCCGCACGGCCCTCCGCGCAGAGCTGAAGTACATCGTATGACGGAAAGGGGGTGAACTGCTGTGAGTTTCATTTCCCGACTATGGGGGAGGATAAGATCTATGTTTATTCGCACCGACATTGGAAAGGCATTCGGCGTGGAACTGGTGCAGTCGTCTGAAATGAACGCAGCGCTGGAACTGTGGGACAACATTTCGTCCGAGCGCCCGCCGTGGCGTAACCTTGACGACGACGTCCGCACCTACAACATGGGCAAGCATATCAGCGACTACCGCGCCCGGCTGGTGTGTCTGGATATCGACGTTGCACTGTCTGGCTCCCCTCGCGCGGACTACTTGCAGACCATTTGCAACGACCTTATCAAGCGCCTACCCGATAAGGTAGCTGACGCGGAGCGCATGGGCGGCATCGCCATCAAGTGGAACGGCTCTAGCTGGGATTTTGCCCTGCCGGGAGAGTTTGGTATTACCAAACAGGACGGCAACGGCAACATCGTGGGCGCAATCTTCGCTGAGTACATCACGCACGGCTTCGACCATTACACCCGGCTGGAGTACCACCGGTTCAAAGACGGCCTGTACCTGATTACGAACAAGGCGTTTCTCAACCGTTCCATGAGCAACGGCCAGTATACCCTTGGCGCTGAAATCCCGATGACGGAGGTTGAAGAGTGGGCAGAGATGCAGCCGGAAACCCAGATTGACAAGCTGGAGGCTCCGCTGTTTGCATTCTTCCGGCTGCCCGGTGCAAACACCATCGACCCGGCGTCCCCGCTGGGCGTGTCTGCCTTTGCGAATGCGCTGCCGGAGCTGGAGGCGCTGGACGTGGCCCTCAGCAGAAAGAACGGAGAGGTCGCAGACAGCAAGCACATCACGTTTGTTGGTCAGGCAGCTGTCCAGTATGCCAAGAACCGGAACGTGCAGCTGCCGCGCTTTATCAAGGCGCTGGGCGCTGGCGTGAACGACGACGGAAAGGCCATCACCGAACACGTCCCCACCATGCTGACCGATGCCCGCATCAAGGACATCAACTTCGACCTGTCCATGGCGGGCGTCAAATGCGGCTTCAGCGAGGGCGTCTTTGTCATGGACGGCCAGACCGGCATGATTACGGCCACGCAGGTGGAAAGTGACGACCGCGATACCATCCAGACCATCAAGGCAGACCGCGACGCTCTGCGCAGCGCCATCGAACAGGCCATAAAAGGCGCAGACGCTCTCACAACCCTGCTGGGCGCTGCACCGATTGGCGAGTACGAAACCACCTACAACTTCGGCGACATCACCTATAACTACGAAGAGGACAAGGCCAGCTGGAAGAACTACGCCTCGCAGGGCTGGATTCCGCTCTGGCTGTACTTCACGAAGTTCGAGGGCATGAGCGAAGAAGAGGCCAAGAAGATGGTCGCAGAGGCCAAAGCAGCCGAAAAGGAAAAGGGCCTGTTCGACGAGGAATAACCGGAAGGGGGCTGCTCCATGCTGACACCGCAGCAGATCACCGAACTGGCCGAAACGCTGTATCCGGCGCTGGACGACCTCAACCGGTGGATAACGCTGGACATGATACAGCGCTTCATGGCACGTCTGGGCCGTGGAGAGGACGCTGTACTGTCTGGGACAGACCGGTGGCAAGTTGAGGTATACCAAGCGGCGGGCGGCCATCTGGAGGAGCTGCAAAAGAAGTTGAAGCTGTTCACGAAGCAGTCTGACGCCGAAATCGCGGCCATCTTTGAAGATGCAGCGGTCAAGGCGTGGGCTGCGGATTGCGCTGTTTATGCAGCAGCCGGTCATGATGTGCAGCCTTTGGCTCTGTCCAGCCGCATGGTGCGCATCTTGCAGGACGCCTACACCCGGACGCAGGGAGAGGCACATAACTTCACCCGCACCACGGCCAGCGCGTCGCAGAAGCGGCTTTTCAAGGTGCTGGACGAGACCCACTTCAAGGTCGTCACCGGCGCTCAATCCTACACCGCAGCAGTGCAGGAAGCCGTGGACGACCTTGTGCAGCATCAGACGCACGTTGTCTACCCCACCGGTCACCGGGACACCATCGAGACCGCCGTGCTGCGGGCAGTCCGCACCGGTATCAGTCAGGCCACTGGTAACATGACCATGCAGGGCATGATAGACCACGACTGGGACATCATCCGCGCATCTGCCCATCGGGGCGCACGGTACGGCGACGGAGGGCAAAACCCCGGCAACCACTTCTGGTGGCAGGGCAAGCTGTACAGCCGCACCGGGCGAACGCCGGGCCTCCCGCTCTTTGTCGAGGCGACCGGCTACGGCACCGGCGAGGGGCTGGGCGGCTACAACTGCCGTCACAGCTTCGGCCCCGGCGATCCAAACCACAACCCTTTCCAGAACTTCGACGAGGAAGAAAACCGCAGGGTCTATGACCTCACGCAGAAGCAGCGGGCGAAAGAAGCCCGAATCCGGCGCGATAAAGTCGAGATGGCAGGTTATCAGGCGGCATCCGAAAACGCCACAGACGACGCTCTGCGGGCGGCTCTGGAGGACAAAGCAGCCAGAGCAGCGGCAAGGCTGCAAAAACACACGACGGACTATAACCAGTTCTGCCGGGAAAACGACCTGAAGCCGCTGAACGACCGTCTGTATGTTGCCAAACGCTCACAGGCTGCCGCACCAAAGGCGGCACGTCAGAGCGCGACCACCCCGCAGGCTGTGTTCAGCTCTATGCGCGGCAGCGGCGGTGATGCAGGGCAGCAGGGAGAGAGCGTTCACCGGTATCTTGGCAAGGTTGACCCCGCCGAAACGGAACAGATCGAAGCCCTGAAGAACACATTCTGCGAACAGTACGCATCTTCCACCGTGGAGAACATGATGGTCATAACCAAAGATGGCGAAGTTCATTTTATGACCGACAATAACCCACGCGGGGTTGACTGTTCCTATCTGGGTGATAAACTGAAAGGGAGCTACAACATCCACACCCATCCGCCTGATACGACGCAGTATTCTTTCAGCACGGATGCAGACATTCCAGCAGCGTTTTCCGACGGCACGGCTATCATGGAGGCGGTAGATTACAAATACCGATACCAATTTGTTGTGCCGAGCGGCATTACGCTTGAACAATGGGAAGCTGTATGCGAAGCAGTGCAGGAAGAACGAAACTCTATTATGACGGCCAGAGGATATGACTTCGGCAGCTACGAAGAAAATATCCAGCACGTCATAATTGACGAAACGTGCCGCAGACTGGGCGTGAAGTGCTACCGCAGGGAGGCCAGAAAATGAGTTATACAGTTGAGCAGATAAACGAGTTGACCAAAGAAAGCGTTCGCCGCGAAAGGACTCTTGTTGCTGAGTACAAAAGGACACACTCTGTTCCAAGCCGCGCCACGATTTCCACGCCGGAGATTGATGCAGAACGCGCAGAGCAGAAGCGCTTGTATGGTGAATATCTCAAAGCTCTGGCCCAAAACCAATAACCGTTGACCACGATGCAAACCGCACCGTGGTTTTTTCATGCCCAAAAACAGAAAGGAAAGCACAATGAGCAAGAAAATCTTTATCAGCCAGCCTATGAACGGCAGGACGGACGAACAGGTTTTGAAAGACCGTGCGTGTCTGATTCACTGGGCAAAGAAGAAAATCGGCGAGGATGTGGAGCCGCTGGAGACATTCTTTGACGACTTCGGCCCCGCTGCAAAACCGCTGGATTATCTGGCCCGCAGCATCGAATTTCTGGCAAAGGCTGACATGGCCGTGTTCGCACCCGGCTGGCAGGGTGCCCGCGGCTGCCGCATTGAGCATCAGTGCGCTGCTGACTATGGCATCCCCATCATGGAGGTATCGACCTATGGCGAGCTGCTTAATGTCTGACGCACCCTATGCGCCGTGGCTCTCTGACGTTCTGGCGATGCTGGAGGAAAACAAAATCGACCGCATTTGCGTTGCAGCCCCGCTCCCCGGCGGCGAAGTGTTTACCGGTTATTACCACATGGACATGATGGACAAGGCCGTGGTCGCAACGAACATTCAGGCAGATGCCACGTTGGATGCAGTCTGCGCCAATGGCCGCCGCATTCAGGAGGCATGGGAGGAGGAAGGTGATGACGATGAATAAGTATCTTTACCCGCTGTTGGTAAACGCCCTTAAGAAGCTTCTGGGTATCCGTTCGCCGTCTGCGATGTTTGAAGTCGATGCCGAGACTATCGATGCCGTGATTGCGGAAAACGACCTTCACGAGAAGCTGGCTCCAAGCGCGATGCGAAAAGCACCGCGCTATTTTTATGCCCGCTACGGCCGCATGAGGCCAAAGAGGGCGCAATATCAGTCTACCTGCGGACTTAACAAGGCAGGGGCAACAAGTCAGAGCGACGACTTAAAACGCTTAGTTGCTGAACCGGAGGTATCCCATGAAAACCAGTGAACTGAAAGACCTTGGACTGAATCAGGAACAGATCGACGCGGTCTTTAAGCTCAACGGCCTCGACGTAGAAAACGCCAAGGCCCCCATCGCCACGCTGACGGCGGAACGTGACGACCTGAAAACCCGCTTGGCAACCGCAGAGGACACCCTGAAAGGCTTCGATGGCAAGTCTGCCGATGAAGTCAAGGCGGAAATCGCCCAGTACAAGAAGCAGGCCGAAGATGCCGGTAAGAACTTCCAGCTCCAGATGACCCAGCGTGACCAGCGCGATTGGGTCAACGGCCAGCTGGACAAGTACGGCGTTTCCTCTCCCTACGCCCGCCGCCAGCTTACCGCTGACGTGATGGACGAAAAGGACGGCCTGAAGTGGAAGGACGGCGCATTTCAGGGCTTCGACGACTTCATGAAAACTGCAAAGGAAAAGGATTCCGGCCTGTACCAGACTGCCGAGGAAAAGGCAGAGGCTGAAAAACAGGCGCAGCTTGAAAAGAAAGCGCCGAAGATTGTCGGCCCCACCGGCAACACCACCCCGACGGAAACCAAGTACACCCCGCCCAAAATTTTCTAAACCGAAAGGAAGGTAAACCACTATGGCAAGAATCGAATCCCTTAGCATCCTGACCACCGACACTGGCAAGGAGTATCTGGCCGAGCTGTATGGCAAGGTCATTGAGAACGTGCAGAAAGCGCTGGTTTCTGCCGACATGAAGAACACCGACCTGTCCGGCGACCCGACCGCTGGCACTGTGGAGGCAAAGCGTTTCGCAAACGCCACCTCCGCAAACTATGGCACTGCCCGCAAGGCTGGCAAAGGCAGCCAGATCAAGGCCAAGGCCGTGACCGTTGCCATCGACAACGACAAGGAAATCGTCGAAGAGATGGAAGAGAAGGACGTCAAGCTGTATGGCGTTGACGGCGTTCTTGACCGCCGCGCTGCGAACCACGTTCTGCGCATGGCCGCAGAGCTGGACAAAGAGTTCTTCAAGGCAGCAGATGCCGAAGCGGTCAAGGTTACTGTTGTCGCCGGCGCAACTGTGGAGGATGAGCTGGAGACCGTCATTCAGGAGGCAGAGAACACTGCAAACGACTTCGTGGACGGTGTGCCTCGCTCCATGATGCGTCTGGTCACTTCTACTGCCTACTATGGCAAGATTCGCAACAACCTCGACAAGATGTCCCGCGCCAACGTGGACACTGCGGCAGAGGAATTTTACGCATGGCATGGCGTCGAGGTCAAGTCCTGCACCCATCTGCCCGCTGGCTGCGATTACCTGCTGATGGTTGACGGCGCTGTGGCGCAGCCTGTCATGGCAAGCACCTACACTGCCGAGAAGATCCCTCTGTCTGAGGCCACCGCTGTCAGCCTGTTCTATCACTTCGGCACCAAGGTCGTCACCCCTGACCTGATTTTCAAGAAGAAGGGCGCAGAGTAAGAGAAAGGAGCTATCACAATGGCAAAGTTTAAGAACATCGTCACCGGCAATGTGCTGGAGACTGACAACCCGCTGACCATCAAACTGATGGAGAACAGCGACCGCTATGAAGCTATGGACGCGCCCGCCGTTGAGGCCGCAGCGCCCACCAAGAAGTCCGGCAAGGCAAAGGCCGCAGCGGCAGCCGAAGAGGACGCCTGAGCGGAGGTGTAAACCATGGCGTATGCGGATTATGAGTTCTACACCACCCGGTATTTCGGCGATGAGCTGACCGAGGCGACCGCGCCGAGATGGCTGGAACGCGCGAGCGATGCTGTTGATACCATCACCTTCTACCGGCTGGCGCAAGGTATGCCCGAAGATGACGCTCATGTTGTCCGGGTGAAGAAAGCCGTGTGCGCTCTGGCAGACATCCTCTTCCGCGTTGAGCAGCAGCGCACAGCAACGGCGGCCAGCAAAGATGCACAGGGCAATCTCCGGCCCGCCGTCGCCTCTATGACCTCTGGCAAGGAATCTGTGTCCTATGTGCAGTCTGCGGAGGCGTCCGTGTACGCAAAAGCTGCATCCGACAGCGCGGCGCTGAACGTCCTGCTGCAATCTGAAGCAGAACGCTATCTCGCCAACGTTCCCGGCCCGGACGGCGTGAACCTGCTGTATGCGGGGGTGAGATGATGCACGACCAGACCATAACGCTGTACAACTACCATGAACCGTCTGGCCTCTGGTATACGACTGTGTTTGAGGGTGTGCAGCTTGCTGCGGCCAACGCGAGCAGCGCGACGACGCACGGCAACAACGGCGGCGATTCGGTGAGCATCGTCATACCGGCGGCAGCGGACAAAACGGCAGCCTCCCGGCAGTACATCGGCCCGAAAGCCTATGCAGCGCGGGACGCCCCCGGCGAGTGCTTCACATTCTGGCCGGAACATGATTTCGTCGTTGTCGGTAGCTGCCCTCTGGAGCAGCCTGTTTCTGAGGATGACTACGACAACGGCTTATACCACGAGATGAACCATGGACAGGATGAAGTCTACATGGTTACTTCGGCCTCGTTCTACGGCCTCATCCCTCATTTCGAAGTGGAGGGACGCTGAATGAGCGATACGGAGCATTTTCAGGGCTTTTCCTGCGTCCATGGTCACTTTTATGCAGAAATCCGTTTCGACCGTTTTTCACGGCAGTTTGCAGCCGCTCAAGAGTGGCTGGCAGAACAGGTGCTTGCAGACTGCAAACCGTTCATGCCGATGGAGACCGGAAGTCAGATTCAGCGCTCGTATGTGGACGAGGGCGGCAAGCGGGTCGTATTCCCCGGCCCCTATGCACGGTATCTGTACGAGGGCAAGGTCATGGTCGATTCTGAGACCGGCAAAGGCCCCGCAAAGATACCGGACGGCTCCGGCGGCTACCTGCTGCGCTTTCGCAAAGGCACAACGCTTGTCCCGACAGACAGGCCGCTGAATTATTCGACCACGGCGAACCCGCAAGCAACAGACCATTGGTTTGACGCTGCGAAGGCTGCCAATCAGGACTATTGGCTGGAAAGGGTAAAACGCATAGGAGGTAGAGGCGAAGATGCCTAAAGCAAATACCGCCGTCAAGTTTGATGTTGACGGTTCTGAAATCATGAGCAAGGTGCTGATGGAGCTGCTCAACACTTGCCCCGCACTGTGCGGCAGGAGAATCGCATTCTCCACGCTGGGCGAGGACGACGGCCTTGCGTTCTTCCCTTCTGTGGGTGCGGCTATCACGTCCGAAAAAGAAAGCATCACCGGGCACGTCAATCAGGTCTGCGCTTATCCGTTTGACATCGTGCTGCGCTGCGCTCCCAAGACGGAAGCTGCAAGGATGCGGAGCAAGGAGCTGCTGGACGCTATCGGGCGGTGGCTGGAACGCCAGCCGGTCACGGTGAACGGTGAGATGCACACTATGGACGCATACCCGGCTCTGACGGAGGGAAACCGCAAAATCAGGGCCATTTCCCGCACAAGCCCCTCGCGCCTGAATGCTGTGTACCAGAACGGCGTTGAGGACTGGCTGTTCTCCGGCAGCCTGAGATACGAAAACAATTTTTGCAGATAAGGAGAGAACAACATGGCAGAGAAAATCGAACGTAAGCTGCTGGCTCACTATATCGATGCCAGCTTTGACACCACCGGGAACACCCCGAAGTATGTCCGTCTGGGTAAGGACCTCGAGGAGTACAACCTCGAACTGAACCCGGACGTTGAGGTGTCGAAAAACATTTGGGGTGAAAGCACCATCAAGCACAACGGCTACGAGCCGCAGAGCGAGGTGGACCCCTACTATGCAGTGGAGGGCGACCCGCTGTATGAGAAGCTGGAAGCTATCGCAAATGGTCGCCTGACCGGCAACGACTGCATGACCACCACTGTGGATGTGCTGGTTGACAGCAAGGGCAAGGTGGCATGGGCATACCGCGAGAAGGTTATGGTCGTGCCTACCTCCGTGGGCGGCGACACCAGCGGTGTGCAGATTCCGTTCACCATTTACAACGCAGGCGAGCGCGTCAAGGGCAACTGGGACACCACGACCAAGGCATTCACCGAGCTGCCCAGCTCCGGAGAGCAGGTATAAAACAACAGGCAGAGCACAGGGCGGTCAGCGAGGGTTGGCCGCCCTTTATCTTTAGGAGGACAAAATGGAAAACGAAAAGACCATGAATTTCCCGGAACCCGAAAAGAACGTCGGCATTGTCATCGACGATGGCACGGAGGAAGTGCCCATCACGAACCTGCGCGGCCAGCGCGTCGGCGTGTTCTATGTGCGCCCGACCGACATCGGCATCGTGCACCGGTATAACGACTTCGTGAAGAAGTTTGACAGTGTTCTGGAGCCGGTGCAGCAGGTCAATCTCAACAGCGACGGTTCCGCAAAGGATGGCGACGACCGCACCATTGCCGCCTTGCAGGAGGCCGAAAAGCGTCTGTCCGACGCGCTGAACACCCTGTTTGATGGCAATTTCGCTGAGGCATTCTTCGGCAAGATGAACCCTTTCTCCATTGTGGGCGGTCGCTTTTACTGCGAGATTGCCATTGAGGCCGTCGGCGCATACATTCAGAATCGCTTTGACCACGAGATGAACCTCGCACAGCATCGCGTGGACAAGTACACTCACGGCTACCGCACCGGCAAGCACCGGAACGGTAAGCAGCGCAGAGGGCCGCAGCGGTGATCGGCGAACTTCCCACCCGGCTGGATGTCAATGGTGAGAGCTATGCCATCCGCACGGACATGAAAGACGTGCTGAAAATCTTACAGGCGTTCAATGACCCGGAACTGAAGGACGAGGAAAAGGTCTATATCTGCCTTGTCATTCTCTATCGGGACTTCGACAAGATGCCGCAATCGGACTACGAGGCCGCATACAAGGCGGCTGCGGAGTTCATAGACTGTGGCCTCCACTCCGATGCAGACAAGAAAAGGCCGACGCCACGGACGATGGACTGGGAGCAGGATGCACCAATTCTGTTCCCGGCTATCAACCGGGTGGCAGGCTGTGAGGTGCGCAGTATCCCGCATCTGCACTGGTGGACGTTTATGGGCTACTTCATGGAGATCCATGACGGCACATTTGCTCAGGTCATGGCCTTGCGCAGCAAAAAGGCCAAGGGTAAAAAGCTGGAAAAGTGGGAACGCGAGTTCTGGGCCGCAAACAAAGACCTGTGCACTTTGAAAGTGAGAAGGAGCGCAGAGGAACAGGCCGAAATAGACCGGCTCAACAAATTACTGGAGTAAGGAGGTGGCACTGATATGGCACAGGCAGACGGCTCCATTGTCGTTGACACTGAGCTTCAGACCGAAGGGTTTGACAAAGGGAGCAAGGACATGCAGCGGGCAGTCAACTCCCTGCAATCCAAGGTTGACGGCCTCGCGCCGACCATGAAAAAAGCAATGCGCGGCAGCGCCAGCGCCTTAGAATCTTTTGATACCAAGGTTGGCCCGCTGCAAGAGACGATTGCAGCTCTGGAAGATAAGATGGGCCAGCTGGGCAAGATGCGCATTCCGACTGACGACTATTCGTGGCTTCAGACGGAGATTGCAAAGGCCGAGAAAGAGCTTGACAAACTGCTCAACAAAGAGGCCGCATACGAGGATTTGGACGTGAGCAAATCTTCGCAGAAGTGGAAAACGCTGCAATACAGCATCGAGCAGACCGAACGAAAGCTGGAAGAATACCGGGCCGAGGCGGCGCAGATGGAGGAGAATGGAACCTCTCACACGTCTGGCGCAGATTCTGCGGAGTATGACCAGCTGAGTACGGCTCTCGACGCCGTGAAAGAAAAGCTCGACGGTATGGTGCAGAAAGTGGAGCGCGGCACATCTGCTTTTGCAAAGTTCGGCAGCATTATCGGCAAGGGCGTTGTCGGCGGCCTGAAGGGCATGGTTTCCATGCTGGGTAAGGGCGCGGCAGCCATGCTGAAATTGTCCCTGCGGGCAAAGAAAACGCATTCCAGCTTCAACAACGGAATCGGAACGCTGCTGCGGTATGGTCTGGGCGTTCGCTCCCTGTTTACCCTCATGAGCAAGCTGCGCAGCGCGTTGGTGGACGGTTATAAAAATCTTGCCCGGTATTCCAGCCGTACAAACGCCGCGATATCGTCCCTCATGTCTGCGCTGACGAGGCTGAAGAACAGCTTTGCAGCAGCGTTTGACCCCATTCTGAGGGCGGCAGCTCCGGCGCTGGTTACGCTCATTAACCTGATTTCTAACGCGGTCTCCAAGATTGGTATGCTGACGGCTGCGCTGACCGGCGCAAAGACCTTCACCAAAGCAACGACCATTCAAGAGGACTACGCAAAGAGTCTCGATAAAACGTCCAAGTCGGCGAAAAAGGCGAAAGCTGTATTGGCCAGCTTTGACGAGCTGAACATTCTGGACGACAACAGCAGTGACAGCACGAAGGATGACGGCTCCGTTGACCCATCCAAGATGTTTGAGCAGGTTCCCATCGACAGCGCGGTGCTGGACTTTGCGGACAAGCTGAAAAAGGCATTCGAGGAAGCAGACTGGAAAGGCCTCGGCACTTTACTGGGAGACAAAATCAACGAGCTGGTGGACAGCGTTGATTGGTCTGGCTGGGGAACGAAAATCGGCAAGGGCATGAATGCCGCCATCCAAACACTGTACTACACCGTGGATACGGTGGACTGGGTGAACATCGGCAAGCATCTGGCCGAGGCGGTCAACAGCATCATCAATGAGGTTGACTGGGACATCTTCGGGCGGCTGCTGGCAAAGAAGTTCACTGTGGCGCTGGACGTGGCCGGTGGTTTCCTGAAAGAGCTGGACTGGACAGCTGTGCTTCAGGCGTTCACCAGCGGCTTCTCTGGCTTCTATGACGAGTTGCAGGAGTGGCTGGAGAGCAAAGACTGGTACAAGATTGGTGAAATCATCACCGCCAAGCTGTCCGACGCGCTGCGCAACGGCAACGTGGAGGGCGCAGTCAAGAGCTTTTTCGACGCTTTCACGGAGGCCATCAACTCGCTGGCCGACCTGATGGACGGCATTGACTTCTATCAGGTGGCAAAAGACCTCGTTGAAATGCTCATCCGGGCTGTGTCTAGTGTGAGCTGGGACGAGCTGACGGAGGCGCTGGGCCGCCTTATCGGTGAATCCGTTGATGCAGTCATTCAGATTCTGGCCGGTTCTCTGGCCGATGTAGGCAACTACTTCAAAGAGAAAACGCAGGAGGCCGGAGGCGATGCCGTTGCAGGTTTCTTCCTCGGCATCAAAGATGCCATCTTCGGCGTTGGCGCATGGATTGTAGACAACATTTTCAAGCCGTTCTGGAACGGCATCTGTGATGCGTTCGAGATTCACTCGCCGTCCAAGAAGATGGTCGAGGTCGGCAAGTTCATCATGGAGGGCCTGAAAAACGGTATCACCGGGGCCATTTCCACCGTGGTGAATGCCGTGAAAGAACTGCCCGGTCAGATCGTGGCGAAGCTCAAGGCGACGAACTGGGTACAGGTCGGCAAAGACATCATCGGGGCCATCTACAACGGCTTCGTGGCCTTGCAGACTAAGCTCCCGGCTGCGATGCAGACCATTGGTGCGGCCATCAAGAAAAAGCTGTCCGACATCGACTGGCTGACCGCGGGCAAGAACGTCATTGGTGCTATCTATAACGGATTTGTCGCGCTGCAAACCAAACTCCCGACTGCCTTAAAATCCATTGGCGACGCAGCGAAAAAGAAGCTGTCCTCTATCGACTGGGTGGCAGCAGGCAAAAATGTTATCGGGTTTATCTACAACGGCTTCGTGGCCTTGCAGACGAAACTTCCCCTTGCGTTGAAGTCTATCGGAGACACGGCAAAGAAAAAATTCACGGACATCGACTGGCTGGGCGTCGGCAAAAACGTCATTCTCGGTATCTACAACGGCATCAAGAATACGCTGAAAAAGCTGTCTGAGGCCGCTGGCAAGGCATCCAACTGGCTGATTAACGCATTCAAGGATGCGCTGGGTATCCATTCCCCGTCTACCGAGGGCGCAGAACTCGGCTATTGGTTTGATGCTGGTGTGGCGCAAGGCATTGTCAACAATTCCGGGGCGGCTGAGGATGCAGCCGGTGATTTGGGTCTGGCTGTGTACAATGGCGCAGATGATGCGCTGGATGGCAAGGGCGAACTGCTGGGAGAGGGCTTCGTTGATGAAACGGTTGACGCACTGACCAGCAACATGAACCGTATTTCCGACGCACTTTCTTCCGGCAAGGGCATCTCCAACATCAAGGGCATTGTCGAAGCGGTGAAGAGCGGCGACTGGGCAACTGTGACCAAAAACGTGGCCCTTGGTCTGTTCAACTCCCTCGACAAGAACTTCAGAACCAACGTCACCGGTTTTGTGGCGGACTCTCTGGACGCGCTGAACGCCGGATACGACGAGCAGGGTTTCTTAGGCATGGCAAAAGCCGCGGTGAACATCGTCACCGGCCTGAAAAGCAATCTGTCCTCTGCGAGCAACACCACCATTCTGAAGAATGCTGGCAAGGGCTTGGCCGGGAGCATCAAAACAGGCATGGAGGGCGGTTTGCCTGACCTCTGGACGCTTGTTTCGAGCATCCCCGGAAAGATTCTGGAGCTGCTGTCCGGCGGCTTTGGGCAGCTGAAACAGTGGGGCGGTCAGTTTATTGACTGGCTCACGAATCTGTTCAAGGGCGGCTCTGGTAGCATCCAGACCAACACGGGTAATATGCTCCAGAACATCGGCAACACGTTCAAGAATTTCTTTAACGGAACTTCTCAGAACGGCAGCTCGTTCATTCAGAATCTGGGGAACGTGCTCAAGAATGGGCTGGGTAATATCCAGAATAATTCCTCTGGACTACTGAACGGCATCAAGAATCTGTTTAGCAACGGATTCAACAACATCGCATCCAATGCGGGAAATCTCTGGAACTCTGTCAAGGGATTTTTCAGCAATGGATTGTCCGGCGTGGCATCTAATGCGGGGTCGATGCTCTCCAACATCGGCTCGGTGTTCAGCAACGGATTCTCTAACATAGCATCCGGCGCATCGGGTCTGTTCTCTAAACTCGGATCGCTATTCAGCGGCGGGCTGTCTGGCATCGCATCTACTGTCGGCGGCGGACTGTCCAGCATTGCCGGGTCTGTGGGTTCTACTATCGGCGGCATTGCCTCCACCGTAGGCGGCGGGCTGTCTGGTCTGGTATCGTCCATCGGCGCGGGTATCGGTTCTATTGGTGCAACGGTCAGCGGCGGTCTGGGTGCGCTGGCATCCGGCGCAGCTGGTGTGGCTGGCACAATCGGAACAACACTCTCCGGTGCGGTAGCTACGGCGGGCACTGCCCTCGGCGGTCTGGGTACTACGCTGGCCGGACTTGCCACGGCGGGCGGGCCTGTCGGCATTGCAATCGCTGGCGTTGGCGCATTGGGCGTGGGACTCGTAACCGCTTATAACAAATGCGACTGGTTCCGCGATGGCGTTAATAATGCCTTTAACGCCATCAAGAATACTGTTACTAATGTTTGCAAGGGCATTGGTAATGTGGTCAGCGGAATCTGGGATGGCGCAAAAAATGTGGTTTCCGGCGCGATCAATGTCGGCAAGAACATCGTTACGGGCATCGGTACTGGCATTAAAAATGTCGCATCCGGCCTATGGAACGGTGTGAAAAAAGTCGGCTCTGGCATCGTGAACGGCTTTAAGAGCTTCTTCGGCATCCATTCGCCGTCTAGGCTGATGGCGGACGAAATCGGCGAGTACCTGCCACCGGGTATCGACGAGGGCATGAAAGACGCTATGCCGTCGCTGCTGTCCAGTGCGAAGGACCAGATGGGCGATTTGGTGGACACTGTAAAAGCTGGAACTGCGGAGGCAAGCGGAGCGCTGGCAGACGGCGATACTCCGCTTCTTTCTGAGGTCTCCGGCAAGGTGGACATCGTTGCTGGTATGGACAGCGTTTTGACGCAGTTCTCCGATAAAGTGGCCGACAGCTTCACCAATTTGCTGGACCGCCTGACAGAGATCACGCAGAGTGCTGGATTCTCTATCCCGGTGATGGCCGCCGGAACAGTTGCACCGTATAGCGTAGAGGGAGGAAATGGCGGCTCTTCCGGCGGTGTGCTTGAAAAAATTCAGGCGACGAACGACGAGACGACCCGCACCATCGTTCAGGCCATCGGCAGCGCGACGAATAGCATCTGCGCAGCTGTCGAGCAGTATAGCGGCGCGGAGGTCAATGTCGATGCAGACAGCCTCGCACAGCACACCGTTGATTATATCAACCGCAAGACTCGGATGTTTGGCACGTCGCCGCTGCTGACGCCTACGGAAGTATAAGGAGGTGCAGACCCTATGAAACCGATGCTCAAAATCGGCGGGCATGATTATACAAAATGGGTGGCAGAGGGCGGCCTGACCCCTACGGACAGTGACGTTGATTCTTCGAAATCTGGCCGAAACACTCTGGACGCGCTGATGGTGCGAAACAAAATCGGCGCGAAAATGAAGTGGAACGTAACTCTGATGGACATCCCGGAAGAGGTTGCCGCCCAGCTGTCGAAAGACCTGAAGCAGACCTTTTTCGAGGCAACGCTGCTGGACCCGGATGCCGGCCGTTACCTGACCAAAACGTACTACTGCGCAAACCGCCCCTTTGGTGCGCAGCGGTACGACAAGGCAACCGGCAAAACCTACTATGTGGGCATGGCATTCAACATGACAGAACAGTAAGGAGGTGAGCTGTCACGAGGCACAGAACGAACAACTGGACAGAGCTTGCAGCTCGCGGACGCTTCAGCATGAACGCCCGCGCCGTCATTGCGGGCAAAGAATACTACCGTATTTCTGCGCCACAAATCAGTCACAGCCTTGCAACGGAACCGCTCAGTATTGGCAACTGCAATGCAGCGTCTTTGAAACTGGATGTGCTGCTGGAGGACGGCGAGGAAATCCCGGAAGCTGCATCGGTCCGCATCATCGCGCAGCTCACGGATTTGGACGTCACAAATCGAACAGAAGTTCTTCCATTCGGTGAGTTCTGGGTCGATACCTGCAAGAACGTCGGAAACCTGTATACGCTCTCCTGCTATGATTCGATGCTGAAGACCTCGCAAGCGATGGTTGACGATTCGGACCGCGAAAGTGACTGGCCCAAATCTATGGCGGTTGTTGTGCAGGAAATTGCGTATCGCATCGGCGTCCCGATTGACCCGCGCACCCGCATCAACCGCGGCATGAACTACATGGTCCCTTTCCCGAAAGGATATACCATGCAGCAGGTGTTGGGCTGGATTGGCGCTTGCAACGGCGGCAACTGGACCATCACCGACGAGGGCGAACTCCGGCTGGTGACACTGACAGCGCCGCCGGCTGAAAACTACCACGTCGTGGACGAGAAGTTCAACGACATCATCACCGGCGACGGCTCCACGCTTGCGTGGAAGCTGACCACCGGCAACAGCGAGATTCAGACCCCGGAAATCGGCAGCGGCGTCGGCTCTCTGGTTCCGAAGGTCTATCCAGTCGTGGACCACGAGTTCAACCGCATTGTCACGGCGGATGGCTTTTTGCTGGTCTATGACAAGACCGGCGCGGTAGAAGCTGAACAGGGCCTTATTCATGTTCCGTTTGTGGGGGGAGATGTCGAGACTGGAAAACGGCTTGTGGTGTCCAAAGTCACCATGACGGACGAGGACGGAAACGCCTACTCGCGGGGCGACGACAGCGGGTTTGAAATCACCGTAGACAACTGCCCCTATTCCTGTCAGGGCATTTGCAATGACCTGTATTCGATGCTGCACGGCATCGAGTATGAGCCGTTCACGGCCCCGGACGCGGTGTTTGACCCGGCCACAGAACTGGGAGATCAAGTCAAAATCGGCGACAAAGTTCACAGCTCTATCTATTCTATGGACGCGCTGCTGGGCATTGGATATTCCAACACCATCAGTGCCCCGACGAACACCGAAGCGACGCGGCAGTATCCGTATCTGACAGAGCGCGATAAAAACCGCGATAAGGTATTTCTGGAGGCAAGCGCTGACTATGGCGGCGTTACGATGTCTGCCGAGGATGGTCTGCTGGTCGCAAAGACCGGCAACTCCACCAGCGGCGTTGCAACGCAGTCGATGACCGGTGCGCGGAGTGCCCCGGTGTCCCGCGCAGAGGTGCAGTATTCCGATGATTATATCGCCATGCGGGCGCGTGACCCTGAAACCGGCCACATGGAAGATGCCATCTTCTATGACGATGAGGTGGAGAAATACCGCATCAAGAAAACCGTCCTCATTGAACAGGCGGATGAAATTGCCACGGAGGTGAACAGATTGGCGGAAGAACTGAAGTCCATGGAGGGCGGCGAAGGTGAAGATGCCGTAAACCTCCCGCAGCTGCTTCAGTCTGTCAAAGATGTTCAGGCGGCTCTCACAGAACAGCGCACTACATTGGAGGGGCTGGAAACATCGGCAGCGGATATCAAAACGACGTTGGCTAGTGTGCAGACGGCCCTTTCGGATATCAAGGCCGCTGCGGCTGGTATTCGGTCTGTGGTAGACAAAAATGCTGCTGCGCTGGCCGCAATGGACGAAAAGCTGACAGCTGTGCAGGATGTGCAGACGGCAGACCGGAAAGTTCTGGACAATGTTCAGGCTGACACAACAGCGCTGAAGAAATCTGCCGCTGACCAGTCGGCTGGTTTGGCTGCAATGCAGACCGATGTGACGGCGCTGAAACAGGCCATCGCAGACCAGTCCGCGGAGATGGCCGAAGTTCACGCCACGGTGGATGGACACACCACCTCGCTGGCCGCAATGGACGAAAAGCTGACAGCCGCACAGGGAACGCTGGACAGCATCCTCTCTCTGCTGAAAGGAATGTCTGGCGACAAGGACACCGAAACCGACCCGGACACTGGGACGGATGATAAAACGACCGAAACCGAAAAGGAGGGCAATTCTTAAATGGCTGAAAAACGTATTCAGGACTTCGCTACTGCGACGGAAGCTCTGGACGATGACCTGCTGTTGATCTCTTCGGATGGCGAAACGTACAACATGAAGGTCAAAACCCTGAAAGACGCTGTTCAGGGTGACGCAGACCGCGCCGAAGCTGCTGCAAAAGAAGCGGCGGCGACAGCAAAGCAGGTCTCGGAATCTGTTGGCAATATCGAAGAGCGGGCAACATCCGCTGAAGTAAAAGCCGCATCCGCCGAGTCCGCTGCAAAGACCGCTGTGCAGGATGCCGCCGACGCGAAGAAAGCGGCCTCTAACACGGAGGGCATGGTCTCCACGGCCCAAACTGCTGCATCTCAGGCCAGCACGGCGGCGGCCAAGGCTGAGGACGAAGCATCTAAAGCCTCCACCTCTGCGAGTGCTGCACAGGAGGCGGCAGGAAAAGCAGCGGACGCTTCCAACAAGGCCGTCGAAGCTGCAAACACCGCAACCACCACGGCTGGTGAGGCCAAGACGACGGCAAACGAGGCCAAGAGCGCAGCTGAACAGGCAACATCTGACGCTGCCGATGCTGCTGCAAATGTCAAAACCGCAACCGACGCGGCCACGAAGTCCGCTGCATCTGCAAAGACCGCAGAGCTTCAGGCGACCGCAGCAGCAAATACACTGGCCCAGTTTCAGGAAATCATCGAGAACGGCGTTGTTCAGGACGTGCAGTCCGTGGATGATGGCCTGAAGATCACCTACACCAACGGCGGCACCATCACGCTGCCCATCAAGGCTTCCGGCGGGCTGGCGTTCAGCTCTATGTACTACGACACGGAAACCTACTACCTGCATCTGTACGACGAGAACGAGAAAGACGTCATTGACCCGGTGTACATCCCCGGCGGTGGAGGCGGTTCTGGTGGATCCTCCGGTGTCACCCTGACCAACGAAACCTACGTCAACGGTGAAAAGGCGCTGTCTTTTGCCGTCGCACAGGGACAGAGCGTGGAGGTGTCCTACACCTTTACCGACACTGACCCTGACTTTGGAGGCGCTGCTGCATACTATGTCAACGGCGAGCAGGTGGCCACGGCCAACATCGTGCAGAACAAGAAAATCACTTTTGACCCCAGCGCGTGGCTGGTGGCCGGTGATAACAAGGTGAAGGTCGTTGTCACCGATGAAAACGGCGCGACCGGCTCCAAAACGTGGAACATCTCGGTTCTGACGGTTTCGGTCACTGCAACGCTGTCGGAATCCACATTGTACACCGTCGGCACGGCGTTCCGCATCGCGTACACTCCGGTCGGCTCCGGCATGAGCAAGACCACGCACTTCCTCGTTGACGGCGTTCAGGCGGCAGAGGCCACGACCTCTTATTCTGGGCGCCAGCTCGTGCAGAGCTTGACCATCAATTCCCACGGCGCTCACGACATCGACATCTATACGACTACGACCGCCAGCGGGAACACAATCAAAAGCCCGACCGTCCACTTCTGCATTGCGGTCGTGGACAGCTCCAGCAATGTCCCTATCATTACTGTCAAGGACAAGAAGCCTTCTGGCAGCGTGTATATGACTGCTGCACTTCAGTATATGGTCTATGACCCTTCCACTGAAAGCGCGACTGTGAAGCAGTCCATTGACGGCGTGGAAACTACGCTGACTGTGGGCCGCAGCTTGCAGTCGTGGGCATACAAGCCCCGCTCTGAGGGCGAGCATATCCTGACGCTGACCTGCGGCGAAACGACCGCCACCATGACCTACACGGCCACCGCGCTGGGCTATGACATCCATCCGGCCAACGTGGACGCGAAGTTTGACTTTGACCCGTCGGGCCGCTCCAACTCCGCAGCAGACCGCGACACATGGGAATCCAACGGCGTATCTCTGACCGTGGATAAAGATTTCGACTGGACCAACGGCGGCTTTCAGCAGGACAGCGACGGCAACACGGCCTTTGTTGTCCGCGCGGGCCATACGGCAACCATCAACTTTAACCTGTTCGGCTCGCCCAATATTCAGGCATACGGCGCATCTTTCAAGATGATCTACACGGCCAAGAACGCGCGCAAGTTTGACGCTGTGATTGCACAGTGTCTTTCGGACGGCGTCGGTCTGGATGTGAACGCCAAGGAAGTGACCCTCTCCACCGAGCAGACCAGCATCAGCCAGTTCGTTTGCGAGGGCGAGTACACTGAGCTGTGCTACAACATCACCAGCCGGACGAAGAATAGCGAGCTGTTCCTGAATTTGCAGGGCATTCCGTCCCGGTTTGCCACCTATTCGGAGGGCGACCGCCTGACCCAGCGCACCCCGGTGCCGCTGACCATCGGCAGCCCGGATTGTGATGTCTGGCTGTACCGCTGCAAGTATTACGACATCAGCCTCGGCGACGCGGACATGATGGACAACTACATCGCAGACGCGCCCGACCCGGACGAGATGATTGCCCGCTATGAGGGCAACAGCGTGGACGACGGCGCGGGCAACATCATCACCGACTGGAATGCAGCATCCATTGACGAGGCGTATATCAACAATCTGGCGAAGAAAAATCCCGGTCTCCGCGTCATCAAACTGCGGGTTCCGCGCTTCACCACCGACAAAAACGATAAGGTCTCCGGCTCCAGCGTCGAACACCTGCTGTATGGTGCGCGGGCAAAAGACTGCTGGAAGAATGAAAGCGTTGTTCACCGCGGGCAGGGCACCAGCTCCAATGCCTACGGCAAGGCGGGCCGCAACATGGACTTTGACTGCAAGGGCAAGTTCGTCTATACGGATGAACATGGCCTGACGGTTGAAGCCGACAGCTATGACATGACGGACGATTCCATGGGCGAAACCTACTTCAACGTCAAGCTGAACATTGCCTCTTCGGAGAATATGAACAACGCCATGCTGGCGGAGCTGTTCAACAAGTACCAGCCGTATATCCGGGCGGCTCGTGTAGCAAATCCCAAGGTGCGCGACACGATGGAGTTCCACCCCTGCGTTATCTTCGTGTATAACGAGAGCGCGGAAGAGGGTTTCACGCAGGGTCAGTGGATTTTCTACGGCGTTGGCGATTTCGGCAACTCGAAGAAAGACAAAAAGGCGCAGGGTCTTGACAGCACCCAGCGCCCCAATGAGTGCATCGTGGAGCTGTGCAATAACACCCACGTCTACAACCGTTTCAAGGGCTATGAGGGCGCAGAAGACGCCTCCAGCTGGGAGAGCGACGACAACCCCAATGCACCGCTGTCTTTCCGCTACATCGCGGATGGCTGTGACGAGGCCGTGGCCCGGAAGGCGTGGAGCGATGTTATCAAGTGGGTGTATTCCACCGACCGCAGCGCGGCGACCGGCGAAGTTCTGAGCAGCCCGGTGGTGTACGGTGGCGTGACCTATTCCAATGATACGGCGGAGTATCGCGCAGCCAAATTCGTGAATGAGTTCGACCTGCACTTTGAGAGCAAGTCCACCCTGTACCACTACCTGTTCACCTCGTTCTTCACTATGCCGGACAACCGCGCAAAAAACACGTTCCCGCATTGCCATGACGTGACGGCAGAGCATCCCATCTGGGACTACTGCTTCGGTTACGATATGGACACGGCCATGGGCAACAACAACGAGGGCGACCTCGCGCTGGACTATGGCATGGAGGACACCGACCAGCTGAACGGCGGCAACGTCTTCAACGCACAGGATTCTGTTCTGTGGGCCAACGTCCGCGACCTGCTGACCGACCGCCTGAACACGATGGTTTCCACCCTGACGGAGCTGTTCGACGCCGACCGCCTGAACGCCGCCTTTGACGCCTACCAGAAGCTCCGCCCGGCACGTCTGCTGGTTGCAGATGCGCGGCGCAAGTATATCCGCCCTTATGAGGATCTGAAAGAGGGCGGCACGGCCATCACCATGTTTATCCCCATGATGAACGGCACGAAAGAGCTTCAGCGCCACTATTTCCTGAAGTACAACAGTATCTACTTCGCTTCCAAATGGAATACGGCGGCGGCCCGGAACGACAAGATCACCCTGCGCGGCTTCGCAAGCCCGACCGGTGAGATTGCCGCTATCACCATCACGCCGTATTCTGACCTGTATGTGTCCATCCTGTTCGGCTCCATCCTGAAGCAGCAGCGTTGCAAGCGCGGCGAGCCGGTCACGTTGAGCATGAGCGCTGATACGGCACTGAACGATACCGAGATTTACATCTATTCCGCGTCCATGCTGGAAGCGGTCGAGGGCATCGCCAGCGTATACACGAATCAGGCTGACTTCTCTGCCGCAACCAAGCTGCGGTCCATCGTCATTGGCAGCGACGCGGACGGCTATTCCAACGTCAACCTGACGTCCTCTATCAAGCTGGACTTCTCGGCGCTGGCCGTGCTGGAAGAGTTGCGAATCGACCATTGCCCGAATTTGACCGCACCGGTGGACGTGTCCGGCTGTGTGGCCCTGAAAGTCGCCAGCTTCAAGGGAACGCCGGTCAGCGCGGTCAACTTTGCTGCTGGCTCTGCACTGGAAACCTGCTATCTAGAGCGCCCGGTCAGCCTGACGCTGCGCAATATGCAGAACATCAAGACCTTTGAGGTGGCGGACGGTTACGCAAACCTGACCGGTCTGCGCCACGAGAACACGCCGTTCCCGGCTGCGCTTGATATTGTCAACGCAGCGGCCAAGCTCTACACGGTGCGCCTTGTGGGCATCGACTGGCAGCTTACCGGCACAGACCTGATGAATCGTTTGCTGGGCATGGGCGGCTACGACGAAAACGGTCTGGAAGTTCAGCAGTCCTCGCTGTCCGGCAAAGTCTATACCTCCGTCATTCGTCAGGCCGAGGTAGAGAAGTACACCGCAGCGTGGCCCGATTTGGCCCTGACCTATGGCGGGACCGTGCAGCAGTACAAGGTGACGTTCTGCGATTATGACGGGACAAAGCTGACCTTCAAGGATGGCTCCCCGGCAGAAATCCTCGTTGACCGTGGCGCGACCTGCCCTGACCCGGTGGCAACCGGGCTGATGGATACTCCGACCAGAGAAGCAACTCAGGCGGAAGTGTTCACCTATTCTGGATGGGATACTGTTCTGACGCAGGTGTTGTCCGAGCTGACCGTCAAGGCCACCTATACCAGCGTTCCGCAGCGCTATACGGTGCGCTGGTACTCGCAGACCGGCGTAGTTGTGGGCACAAAGACCGTAGACTATGACGCCGAGGCAGTACCGCCCGACGACCCGGAGCGCACGGACGAAGAGGGAAACTTCATCTATTATCTGTTCGACGGCTGGGATAAGTCCACGGCGCACGTCCGGGAGAATATGGACGTCTATGCACGGTGGATTAAAGGCACCCTGCCCAACTTCGGCGACGACCTGTCCAACCTGAATCTGGCGCAGCTGTACGGCATCCGGCAGTCTGGTCGTTCTTCCCTCTATTTCACGGAGGACAACATCAAGACCCGCGTTCCGTTCACCATGGGCTATGAGCCGGAGTTCGACAACGTGGAGTCTGTGCTGCTGGCCGAAAATATGGAGCTGGACGGCAAGACCTCCAAAGATACCGGCGTGAAGATCATGGACAAGGACACCGGCTGGACGCTGGTTGTGGACTGCGTATTTGACCAGCCGACTGCTGAAGCCTGTGTGGCGGCTTGCTTTACCAAGACCGGCTATCATGGCTTCAAGGTGAAATACAGCAGCGGTACGGCCGTCCAGTGGTCTACCAACACCGTGAACAATGGTCGCGGCACTGGTTTGTCTACCATCTCCGGCATTGGTACGCAGTATGTATCCGACCAGTACCGTGAGCTGGTGGTTCTGCGTCACGTCAAGGGCAGCCGGAACCTGTTCGTTTATTTCGCAAACCCGAACGGCGACGACATCATTTCTCGCGAGCTGACCAAGACCATCGACACGGCCTCCGACGCGACGCTCATGCTGGGCTGCGACAATGACGGCAAGAACTTTGCGACCGGCTTTCTGTACCGGTGCAAACTCTGGAAAGACGACCTCGGCGAAACTGAGTGCCTGAAGATGGCAGCATGGCCGCGCGAGGAAAGCTATTTGGAGGTCATCGGCACCGGCGGCGCGACTAAGACTGGTGGCGGCACGACCGCCATCGACCTGATTCACGCTGGTCTGCTGAACGGCTACCGTCGTATGAACCCGACCAACAGTAACGCCGGAGGCTGGCCCGCATCTGAGATGCGCAACTGGCTCCAGAATCGTTATTTGGCCGGTCTGCCCGCGGCTCTGCGCAGGATGCTGGTTTCCGTGCATATCTCGTCCGTTGACTACGGCGCGGGTACTGCTGGCATTCTGGAATCCGAGGATAAGGTCTATCTGCCCTCCATGCGCGAGATGAACGGGACCAACACGGAGCCGTTTGTGTACTGTGGCGAGCAGATTCCGTGGTTCACATCTGACCGTGTCCGCATCAAGTTTGCGGGCTATACGCTGGCGCAGAACGTGAATTTCACTGTATCCAGCACCGCGCCCAAGAACCCCAAAAAGGGGGATGTATGGATTTGTTCTGCCGACAGTAACGTGGGATATCTCTGGAACGGACACGCATGGGTCAGGGCGCGGTGGTATTGGCTTCGCGATGCTTCGGTGTCCGCGTCTGCCAACTTCTACTATGTGAGCAACTACGGTATTGTGGGCGGCAACTACAACGCGGCGAACTTCTACGGCGTTCTGCCCCGGCTTCATCTGTAAAATCTGGTAAAATCTGGTCGGCGTAAGTCCGACCAGATGAGAAACGTTTCCCTAAAAAACCGATGGCGGCGAAGCCGCCCCGCGGCAAATTTTCCGAAATTAGTTCCAATTTACCAGATTTTGTGATATTTTATCGTGGAGGAGGTGATAATGTGTCGGTTCTCGCAAGAAATCGCAGACTGTCAACGACAGAGTTTGAAATGAACTGCGCAAGGCTGGTGCAGCTGACCGCACAGCGGGCAGACCATATCCCGGCCCGGTACAAGAAATTTGTCAGGCCCCGGTTGATGGAGCTGACCACCAGCGCATACCATGCGGCCATCATGGCGAATGAGGCCGACAGTAGGACGGAGACCGGTCGAGCAGACCGGCGGAAGCTCTTTGAGCGCTCCATCCGATGTCTAGTTGCGCTTCAGAAACCGCTTGTCGTATACTGGAGCCTGTTCGATTCCAAAGAGGGCGGCATCCGGGAGTGGGCAGACCTTGTAAACAAGGAACTGGCTCTTCTCCGCGGCGCTGCACACTTTGAGGATGACAGAGAGGTTCCCATGATAAAAACGTTTGACCTGAAATATTCGGAAGACCGGATGTTTCTGAACAAAATGCGAGAGCTGCACAAATACACCTACTCCAAAATCTGCACCGTACCTTTGGAATATAAGGACCACCTGTCCGACCAGATTTTGCAGTTCGTGGACGATGCGCTGTACTGCACCTTGCAGGGCAACGACAATTTCCCCACGACGCGAAAGCAGTATGAGGCGCGGGATAAGTACCTCAAACGGGCAATCGACAATCTGAACGGATTGCAGCGGCCATTGTATGCGCTGTGGAACGTCATGTGTTACAGTGAGAATACAATGGACGAGTGGGCGGGGCAGATCAATGAGTGCATCAAGCTCCTTTCCGGTTTGCGCAGCTCTGACAAGAAGCGCTTCGGGAAGCTGAAATGATGGTTCCAATGGTGGCACGTTGTTTTAGGCTTTGCCGGTGGTATTGGCTTCGCGATGCTTCGGTGTCCGCGTCTACCAACTTCAACAATGTGAACAACAACGGTAATGTGGGCAACAACAACAACGCAACGAACAACAACGGCGTTCTGCCCCGGATTCAATGTTTGAAAGTAACCATGTATAAGGGTGAAAATATCCAGAGAATATTGAAGGAACGTGCAACCTTCCGTCTGAAACGGCGGTAAATTGATGGCTGGCCTGTTTTAAGGCTGGCGCACCGTATCGGTGTCCCTGAGCGGGGCGGCGGGACGATTCTTTCATGGCAGGTCATGTGCTGGGCCTGTTTCATCACCGCTTCGCAAACCTGTTTAGAATGCACACTATAAGTAGCAGGAAGGGCGTAGATTCTTTGACCAATCGAGAACAAATCATGGCTAGGATAGAGCGAAGTAAAGCTCGGAAAGCCGCAAAACGAGAAGCGCGGGCGCGTGGGTCGTGGCGTGAGAACGGCAGCATTGATCTGGAGCTGCTGACCGTGGCCGCGAATGATGCCGCTCGCCGCTGCTGCTGGCATGGGAAACCGGTCCGGGAGCAGATAGAAACCGCGCTGGAGCCGCGCACTCCCTATGCGGAGCTGCGTATCAAAGCTCTGGACCGGGTAAAGAGCCGGGAACAGCGGTTGCAGGACGTGACACCGCTCGGAGACTTCCGCAGCGTGTTCACGATTCAAAACCTCATGAAGTCTTTGCAGAAGCGCCGGAAAGGCGTCGAGTGGAAAGGCAACGTGCAGCGCTTCATCTTCCACGCAGTCTTGAAGTTGAAACGGCTGAAAGACTCGCTGCTGGAGGGTAAACTGAACGTCGATGCCACAATCCGACGAATCATGTTACATGAGCGCGGCAAGCTGCGCGAGATCCATGCAGTCATGATTGACTGCCGCGTTGTGCAGGGCTGCTATTGTGACAGCTGCCTTGTGCCGCTGACAGAGCGCACCCTGATTCGAGACAACCCGGCCAGCGTTAAGGGAAAGGGCGTCACAGATGCCCGGAACCGGCTGGCAATGTTCCTGAAAGAGCTGGCCGCGAAATACGGCAACGGCTTTTTCATTATGACCGGCGACTTCACAAAGTTCTTTGACCACCTCCGGCACAGCGATTGCCTGAAAAGATTCCGAGAAATCCGGCTTGACCGGATGCTTCAGGGCCTTGGCATGAAGATCGCCCGGATGTATCAGGAAAACGAGCTGCATGAAATTGACGATGAAGCGGAACGGGCGGCAAAAGCGGAGCAGCTGCGCCGGCATAAAGGCATTGGTCTGACGCTGGGCAGCCAAGAATCGCAGACCATGGCGCTGGTTATCCCGAATGGGATTGACCATGCCGTCAAGGACAAGCTGGGCGTCCGGGCCTACGAGCGGTACATGGACGACACCATGGCTGCTGGCCCCTCGAAAGAGGAGCTGAAGCACGTTGGTCAGACTATCCAGAGTGAGGCGGCCGAGGTTGGGCTTTCGATGAACGCCAAGAAAACGGCAATCACAAAAGCCTCCAAGGGTATGAAGTTCCTGCAAATCTATTATAAGGTGACGGACACTGGACATCTGGTGAAGAACCTCGTGCGGGCTGGCATCGTCCGAATGCGGCGCAAGCTGAAGAAGTTTGCAAAGATGATTCGGCGCGGCGTCATGCGGCTGGATGATGCTTTCGCGTCGTTCTCTGCGTGGTTTGGCAACTCCTATCACGCCGACGCATACCGCACCAGAAAGGGAATGCTGTCCCTGTACTGGCGGCTGTTCCACGGATACCGAATGGAAGGAGTGTACGCATGATTTTTTACAAAATCCTTGCAGATGGCAAGGTGCTGGACGTCAATGACGTGTTTCTGCGCTGGCAGCCCAAACATGGCGTGATGCTTGTCTGCGACCCTGCAAAGGCAGAGTTCGTCTGTCCGCGGGATTGCAGCGGGTACTATCATCCGTCGTGGCTCAACAAGCCGCCGGAGGGCGCTGTGTACGACGGCGAGATTGACGCCGAAGAAATCACCGAGGCTGAATATAGAGCGCTGCTGGAGCAGCTGGAGGCGGGCGGAACGGTGGTCAACCCGGAGCCTGACCCCGGCGGCACTGGCGGCGAGGATACCGGCACCGGCGGCGATAACACAAGTGACAACGGCGGGCAGCAAAAGCCCGCCGTTGCAGATATAAAGCAGTTGGTTGACACCTGCGCTGGCTTGCAGAAGCAGGTACAGATGTTGACGGACTGCTTGTTAGAGATGAGCGAGGAAGTCTATGGCTAAGTTGGCCGGGGACATTCTTGCTCATTTTCTTTGCAAAATTTTGGGAAAGGAGGGTGCGTTTATGATGGCAATGCTGTGGGCACAGCAGATCATGTTCGGCAAAAAGACTTTTGCTGAGGTTCCTGTCAAGCTGAAGAACAAGGTTCGGGAGCTGCTGATTGATTCCGGCTGCGAAGACCTTATCACCGAGGACTAAGCAGGGAGAAAACAGGAAAGGCGACTGCGTGAAGATACGCGGCCGCCTTTTTATTATGGAGGACTGACCATTGAACATCGACGACATCAAGGAACTTTTTACAGCGGGGGGCGGGGCGCTCGTAGTCCTCCTGACCCTCGTGCAGATTTCGCCCATCAAGCTGAATCCGTGGAGCAAGTTGGCCCAGCTCATTGGCCACGCTCTGAACGCCGAGGTGCTGGAACAGCAGAAGCAGACACAGCAGAAGCTCGACGAACACATCAAAGTTGACGACGAGCGAAACGCAAACCTGCTCCGCACCCAGATTTTAAGGTTCAATGACGAGCTGATTGACGACAGGCATCACACGAGGGAGCATTTCATCGAGACTTTGGCCGTCATTGACGCCTATGAGGACTACTGCCGTAGCCACCCGAACTATAAGAACAACCGCTGCATCTGTGCAGTGGCGAACATTAAACGTGTGTACAATGAGCGGCTCCAGAAGCACGACTTTTTATAAGGAGGCATGAGGCGTGAGCGTTATCATCTACCGGCGCGGCGACAGAACCGCGCTGACGAAGAATTTCAGCCGGTACGAGTTCGACTGCCCGTGCGGCTGCGGAACTCAGATGGTAGACCCGGAGCTGGCCGAAAAGCTCCAGCGTATCCGGGAGGTGACCGGGAAGAAAATCAAAATCACTTCCGGCTACCGCTGTCTGAAGCATAATCAGGAAGCGGGCGGCGGCACGAACAGTCGCCACCGCTACGGCATGGCTGCCGATTGGCGGCTTGATGATCGGAGCCTGACCCCGGTCGCACTGGGTATCATCGCTCAGGCGGTTGGGTTCGGCGGCGTCGGCATTTACTGGTACGCAGGGAATGCGTTCTGTCATGCGGACACCCGTGGGGCCAAGGCGACATGGCTGTGCGATGCGAAGAAGCACTATCCGCCTACCACCTACCTGAAGTTCATCTTGCCGACCATCAAGCGCGGCTGTGCCGGTGATACAAACCGGGCAGCGACGAAGATGCTTCAGCGGCTCCTCGGCTTGAATCCGGACGGCATCTTCGGAGAGGCGACCGAGAATGCGCTCCTGAAAGCGCAGAAAAAGTATAATCTGACCCCGGACGGCATCTGCGGCCCTGCATCGTGGCGGGCGCTGTCCGGCGCGGACAAGTACCTTGCCAAGCTGTGAGGTGATACCTATGCAGGAACTTCACATCAACGTCAAGGCCGATGAACGCCATAAGCGCAAGAAACGGCGGTCACAGCGCGGCTTTATGGATAAGGCAGTAATCTATTGCCTGTTCATGTGTACGGTGCTCGACGCGGCTGTTTTGGCGCTGTACTGGCATAGCGTAACGGCTCCGGACAGTCTGGCTATTGCGGCCATGGCTGCGCCGTGGATGGTCGAGTTTGGCGCGATGGCGTCCATCAAGAACAAGAAGCCGAAGAACACCACCACCGACAACAACACTGAAAACGAAGGAGAATAATTATGGACGAACTCATGAAAACCGTTTTGACCGCCTGCATCCCCGCTCTGACCGTGGTTTTTGGCTGGGCCTTGAACAAGGCTGTCAGCATCGCAAACGGCTATATCAGCAACAGGTTCGCGCAGAGCTGCCTCCAGAATGCGGCAAACGCAGTGTTCAACGCCGTCCAGTACGTCAATCAGACCTACGTTGACGCACTCAAGGAGGCGGACAAGTTCGACGAGGACGCGCAGCGTGTTGCCTACAATCGCGCACTGGCCGCAGCAAAGAAAGCTCTGACGCAGGAGACCGTCACGTTCATCAAGGAAACTTTCGGCGACCTCGACAGCTATCTGAAGCCGATGATTGAGGCTCAGGTTCGCAGCCAGAAGGTCTATATGTGACGTTTTCGTGGCGTCACGCAAACATCAAGGAGGTATCTGTATGATTATCACAGGCATGGCCGAATACGAGAGCGTGTGCAAAAACGCGCTGGTTGAGTGGTACAATAAGAACCGCGAAACCAAAATCACCCTCGAAAACGTCTTTGTGGTGTGGGCTTGCAAGACGCTCCAGAACTACAAGGCCCTGCTGTCCACCACCGTGGCAGGGGATGGCGTCTATGCTGAGTACACCTACAACGGAGACAAGCAAGAGCTGTATGAGGACGTATATGGCAAACTGACCAACCGGTGCATCAAAGAGATGTGACCATTTTCGTGACTTCACGAAAATGGCTGCAACAAAAATTTTTTCTGAATCCATAGCATGAGCAAGGCTCCCTTTGACCCGAAACGGCCAGAGGGAGCCTTTTTTCTTTGCGCTGTGGTAAAGCCCTTTTCGTCGGCAAAAATCGAAAGTGGGGCCAAAAGTGGGGCCAGAGCATAAAGAAAGACGCCGATTCTGAACGAACCAGCGTCTAAAAATGGTGGAGCGGGCAATGGGAATCGAACCCACCTCCTCAGCTTGGAAGGCTGATATACTAGCCGATGTACGATGCCCGCATATTCTGTTTTGCCGGGATGCAAGCAGTATTATAGCATGATTCGCGGCAAATGTCCAGCATTTTTTGCCCAAAGTGCAGAAGGAGAAGAAACCTTTGCCGCTGAGC